CCATTATCTGTATTCAGGACCTAGAGTTTTTTCTGATTTGGTTACTTTACGTGTATATGGGGATGACTCTATTGCTAATGTATCTAAAGATGCTAACTTTTTTACAGTTAGCAATGTACTTAAGGCTTGGGATTCATTAGGTATTTTAGGTACAGATATGGAGAAGAAAGGACGCACATCTAATAAACGCTTTTACAAACTTCATGAAGTGGAATTTCTAAAAAGAAGACTTGTATATGTAAAAGAGTTTGGTATGGTAGTTGCGCCTTTATCTAAGAAAAGCATGTTTAAGTGTATTATGTGCCATGTTCCACCGCGCACTGTTACACTTGAATTTTTAACAGGACAATGTATAGACAATTTCTTGTTTGAAGCAAAGTTTCATGGAAAACAGTTTTATGAGGATTCACGCCGAAAGTTGCGTATAATTGCTACTAAACATGATTTGTTAAGATTTTGTAACCTGTTAGAAGTTAGCTTTTCAGAAATAGTTGAAAAATGGAAGGTGGATAATGACGATTGTGTATTGGTTACCGAACAATGGAGGAAATGTCAACCCCTGTGGTTTAGGCTTGCGCAAGAGTTTAGTTTTGACATACAAAATTGGTCCGTATGGACCCAAAGTACTACAGAAAATTATAAACTAAATGACGAGAACCAGCGCGTCACTAAACTGGGAGTCGTTTCGGATGGAGCGCAATTACAAATGCAATCAGGCGTAGAAAAAGATGAAGAACAAGTGGTAACTTTTGTACAAACAGAGGAACCTATGGTGTTAAATTTGTCGGGGGCTAGGGCTGATACGCGGTTATTACATGACAATATCTCTTTGAGTGATTTTTTAAAGCGTCCCTTGCTAATAAAAACTATTAGTTGGGGTGCTGGACCTATTCATACAGATGTAGATCCATGGGTATCTTTGTTATCTAATCCTAGAATACAGAATAGGATAAATAACTTTCAATTATTTAGAGGGACGTGTCATGTTAAGTTTTTATTAAATGGTAATGGTTTCTTTTATGGAAGGATGATGGCGTCCTATCTACCTTTTAGTGAATTAACCTTTACTAGGCCGGTGTCTTCTATAGGTGGAGAAGACTTATTAGTGCCAATATCACAGTATCCTCGTGTTTTCTTGGATCCTTCAACATCTGGTGGAGCAGAAATGATTTTACCGTTCTTTTACCCTTATCCTTATATTAGTTTGACTGACAATTTGGATTTTCGTAGATTGGGAACAATATATTTTAATCCAATAGCAAATCTTAGACATTCAAGTCAAGATTTAGCAGTTTCTAATGAAAGGGTTACTATTTCCGTTTATGCATGGTTTGAAGATGTGGAAGTACAAGGACCAACATATAGATACATGACTGATTTAGCCCCGCAGGCAGGACCTCCTGCTGCGAGGGTTATTCCGCAAAGTGGTAGGGAAGAAGAGAGTGTGGAGAAACCTATTAGCCAGGCAGCTACTAATGTAGCGTCTGTTGCTCGAAATGTTACTTCCATACCTGGTATAGGTCCTTATGCTTTAGCTGTTGAAAAAGCAGCTACTGTTACAAGCAATATAGCTTCTATTTTAGGATATTGTAAACCTATAGCAGTAGCAGAACCTGAACCCTTAATACCTAGGCCCACAGGATCTTTAGCAGTTACAAACTCTACTAGTAATAGTATAAAACTGTCATTAGATGTAAAGCAGGAAACTTCTATATCCCCTATGGATATCTGTTTATCTGCAGAAGATCAAATGTCTTTAAATTATATTACTGGTAGAGATTCGTATTTAAATCAGTTTGAATGGCAGCTTAGTGTTGGTACGGGTAGTTTACTTCAATCTTATGTTGTTACGCCTTGGACTTATAGGCGTGGCACTGTAGATACTGAAAGAATATCTATGACTGCGGTGTGTGGAGTAGCAAATTGTTTTAAATATTGGACTGGTTCATTAATATACAGGTTTCAAATAATAAAGTCGGCTTTTCATAGAGGGAGGTTAGCAATTATTTATGATCCGTATGGTACACAGTTAAATAGAGAAGACAATATTAATTTTTCACATATAGTAGATATAGGTGAGACGTCAGATTTTGAAGTGAGGATAGGAAATTACCAAGATAGAGAGTGGTTAGGAGATTCAGTAAATCCGTTATTAGATTGGCCAAATTCAAGTATTTTGTCTACATTACCTATGACAGCAAGTGGTAATTTGAATAGAGGAGAGAATGGAGTTATAAGTATATATGTTGTAAATGAACTTACGGCACCTTCTGCTCCTAGTTTGTCAAATGATATCACCATAGCTTGTTACGTTAGAGCTGGTGATGACTTTCAGCTAGCTGATCCGCATACAGTGGGTAAGTGGCAAACTGTTGTTCCTCAATCTGGTGTTGAGGATAGTGGTCAATTAATAAATCCGGACAATGTAGGAGTTGGAGTACGCAGTGTTACACATGCATCTGACATGAATCCGCAAATAAATAAACTTTATATGGGAGAAGTAGTGACTAATTTTCGCACACTATTAAAACGAGATAGTTACTATGCTACCATAGTGGATTCAAATACCGGCATTATAGATTATTTT